ACATTGGTATTATTACTGGTAAGTTGGACAAGGTTACCTTGTTATCTGATAGACAGCAGCTAAATAATATCATAGCTAATCTAATTGCTCCTGATGACGTATCAACAGCTATAACACCTGACATTAATACAATGTCTACTTCTGGTGCTGCTATTGAAGGTCAGTTACAACAAGACTTAACTATTCCTCAGTACCTACTAGGTGGTAAAGGTGTAGAAGGTGTACCTGTACTATCTGATTTGGGCGGTGTACTAGATAGTCTTGGACAATGGTTTGTAGAGAACCCACCAATCTTTAACATTGATAAAGAAACAGGTGATATTACATTCTCTACTGATGCTGATGAAGCATACTTATCGCTTCCACAACAGGCTACTAATGCTATATTAGATGCAGCTAAAGATTTATTTGGAAGTGGTACTGGTGAAGTAGCTAGACCTATAGAAGGTATGCCTATATCTGATGTTTTAGATACCCTTAATCCTATTAGTAGTGCTGCCGCATCTACACTAATAGCTGAAGAGGGCTTTGAAGCTACACCATACGATGACATGGGTAAACAATCTGTGGGTTATGGTTTTCAAATAGAAAGCCTTGAGGCAGATGAAAAAGCCCTAATCAAGGATATCAATAACGTCACTGAAGAAGAGGCTAAATCTGTACTAGACTTAAAGGTATCTAAGCTAGAGAACTGGTGGGATGAAACTGTAGAAGGTTTCAAAAACCTGCCGCAATCCTCTCAGGTATCAGCTATCAGTATGGCATATCAACTAGGTAAAGAGAACGTGGCACGTGAGTGGCCTAAGTTTATGGAAGCTATTAAAGAAGCTGGACAGTACGCAGAAGGTTCGGCTGAACAAGCTGCCGCACTTGCTAAAGCTAAGTTCAATATGCTATACAATGTAGCAGAGGACGGTGCTGTAACAGCTACTAAGTGGGCTACACAGACGGCTGACAGGGCTATGAGAATGGCTGAAGGTATGGCAGCAGATGTTGCTGAAACAGCACAAGGTATGTTTAATTCTATAATTCCTGAAGCACAAGCCGCTACGCTAACACCTATGAAAGTAGGTGATAAGCCAGACGCAGAGGGTGTTGTAGCAGTGGCTACATCTCCTGACCCTGTAACTGCTGCTATGAAATACATGGGTATTTCTGAAAGTAGTAAGAACGGTTCTCAAGCTGTCAAGGGTTTCTTTGACAATGCTGTAGGTGGTGAGTTTGCACCTGATAAATCTGCTTATGAGTTAGCCACTACTAATGCGTGGTGTGCTGCTTTCTTAGCCCAAGTACTTGCTGATTCTGGTATTGACGTACAAAAGGCTATAGGTGGTAAAGACAGGTTTGACCAGACTAGGGCTAAATCCTATCTAAACATAGGTGAAGCTGTAGATATCTCAGATGTTAAAGCTGGTGATGTCATGGTAGCTGTACATAGCAAAGAAGATAAAGCTAAGTACTTTAAGCAAAAGGGTAAGAAGCTAACATCCTTTGGTCACGTAGGTATTGTCGTAGAAGCTAAAGATGGTGAACTTTATTACATTGGTGGTAATACTGGTGATAAAGTTAAGGTATCGTCTTATGGTATCGGTAGTAAAGACTTACGCATACGTAGATTAAAAGATGTAAAGCAGATACCACGTGAGGAGTTACCTAGTCTATTAGAGATGGAATATGGTAAACTTGGTAAATATGCAGACAAACTTGGTAAGTTCTTTACTGGACTATATGACAACGTACTTGGAGACTAATAATGGCAACGCTAGAAAACAACTTGCTTGAGGGCTTGAACATTGCTCCTGCTGACGTAGAGGCTTTACCTCTCGTCACAAACATGGATGAGTCTGTGTTTTTAAAGCAGCAGCTATTGGCTGATAGCCAAAAGTCAAAGTTCTTTACTAGCTTGGGCAGTGCAATACAAGAAGAGTGGGTACTGCCCACAGTCATTAATAATATAGATAGGATTACTGCACCTTCAGGTGAGCCTATTGATAAGTTTACACCAGAATTGGTGAGAGACTTAACAGAGGGACTAGAAGATAGTCGGGCTGTACGCGAGGTGCTAGAGGATGCTCAAGTAAATGGGTACTCTAGTGCCAAACTAGCACAACAATCTTTTCTTCGTACACAGAATAACCTAAAGCAAATAAATCAGGATGGATGGTCAGGTGTAGCAGCTACAGCATTAGCAGTAATGTTTGACCCTGTTGAATGGGCTGCTATATTTGGAACAAGTGCTACTGTAGGTGCTTTAGGTACACCTGCTGCTGGCGTTGGTGCTTTCCTTGTAGGTGCAGGTAAGCAGGGACGTAACGCCTATCGCACCGCAAAGGTTGCTGCATTAGGTGGTGCTGAACTGGCAGCTTTTGAATCTATCAGGGCTAAGTATCGCTATGATATTGAAGCACATGACGTTATGATTGCGGCAGGTATAGGTGCAGGTCTTAGTGGTGGTTTGGATGCCGCTACTACTGCATTTATAAGAGCAGGGCATCGTTCTCGTATTGCTGCTAAAGTAGCAAGGGGAGAAGAACTGACACCTAACGAGCGACTATTCCATGACCAGTATAACGTAGATGCCCTAGCAACTAAGCTAATAGATAGGGAACTACAAGGTACTGAACTGATTGATGCTGTGGATGGTATTCCTACTATAGCCACACGCAAAGCAGCTACCGAAGCCACAAAAGAAGAAGTAGAAGCTATACCTAAGATAGCTGGTTTTAATATGTTCGGTCTTCGTAACATTATTTCTTCAGGCGCACGTGCAGCTAACTCTGAGTTAGGCCGTATACGTTACGCAGCTAGGTTACTGTCTCAAAATAGTGCAGGGTACAAGGGTGGTAAACTAGAAACTAATAACCAATCTGCGTCTGAAGTAGCTGAAAGACTACAGCTAAAATACAGAAGCAGAATGTCAGAAATACTACCTAATGCCCAAGCATTATGGAAAAAGAGAACAAATCTATCTGTAGCAGAGTTTAATGCTGCTCTATCTCGTTATGTACGTGGTATTGATACTGACGTAGCCCCTGAAGTACAAAAGGCAGGTGAAGCAGTAAAGAAACTACAGCGAGAAATAGCTGAAGAAGCTGTAGCAGAAGATGTAGTAGGTTTTAGCGTAGATATGTTAAACGCTAACAAGAACTACATGACACGTTTGTTTAACGATGACCAGATTGCAGCTATTCGTGTAAGATTAGGTGATGACGCTGATGACCAGATAGCCATGCTTGTAGAAAAAGCAATACGAGAAGGTCAGCCTAACATTGAAGAGAATGTCAAGAACTGGCTTATCAAACGTAGTAATGGTAGACGTAAGGGTACACCTAAACAGGTAGCTGATTACATCAAGCGTATCTCTATGGCGTACACTAAGTCTATCACTGACCCCAAGCTTGGTAAGATGGGTCATGCTGGTGCTAACGAGATGAACCTTCAAGACCTTGCTGATATCCTTCGTGCTGGTGGTTTTGGTGAAGATGAGATTGATGACTTAACAGAGGTATTAACTCGTACAAACATTCCTAAAGCACATAAGAGAGCAAGAAACCGCATGGTTCTTAACGAAGGTGCTAGGATGCCTTTACGTAATGCTGACGGTAGTATTGAGGAATACAGCTTCAATGACCTACTAGAGCAAGACGCAGAGCAGTTGTTTAACAGTTATGTATTTCAACTGTCAGGTGCTATCGGGCTTGCTCGTAATGGTATTAATACCAACGCTGCTAACTCTAGCTGGGAATCTCTAGTAAAGCAAATTAACGATGACATCAGGGCAGCACCTGCATTAGATAAAGAGAAATTAAAAGGCGAACTAGATGCTTTAGAGTTTATCTATGATGGGATTACTGGTAGACTACCTCAACGAGAAGACATTAGCAACCGAACACGTGACCTTAATGTAGGCTTCAGAGCGTACAGCTTTGCTGTCAATATGGGTATGTCTGGTATGTCTGCTCTGATGGAGTTGACCAACGTACTGTTTGAGTATTCGTTCAAGACTATTCTTAAGTCTGCTCCTGAGTACAACAACTTACTTACTAAGATGAGTAAAGGTCAGTTAGATGAGAATGACCCTCT